TTTTAACACCCGCCGAAGAGTACACTGAGTCCTTTGGTAGGGTCTCAGGCCGGACCGTTAAGGTTCTAGCTGACATACTGGGTGGTCCCCTCAACCCCGGCGTAACCGGTAAAGACAGAACCATGAATAGAACCACTGATATTAAAACTAAATTAGCAACTCCTAACGTTAGGGGGAATAAACGGCCCCCATCACATATACTCTCGGTCAAACTGACACGAGGGAGATTATACTTAAATTTAATTGTTAAAACGTGGTTTGCATCCTTTTTATGATGTCCAATTTTTATCACACAATACTTCGACTATTTGAAGTCGGCAATGGATTCGCGTGGTATTAAGACAGCGGTAACCGAAATAAAGGTTGTCCGACTGAACTATACGCGTTGAATATCCAATACGGCGACAATATCAGAAGAAGATAATTCACTAACCTCCGAGTTCCATAATACTTATCCGACCCTTCTAAAGAAATGAGGGGTTCCGGAAAGTAGGGACCCGGATATAATTAAGATCACACTCACAGTACTAGGTTTTACTAGATCAATCAAAACACTTCCTGAACCCGACCTCGGCATAATAGAAGACCTTTCACGAGGAACAATCCCACAAGATTTTAGGGATTTCGTGAAAGTTGCAACGAAACGCTGAATGAAGGAGAAAGTTAAGGATATTGATTGGAAGGAATTCCATCATAGTACTAAAGCGGGACCTAACGGTCAAGCGATGTATACCTCTTTCGAGGACCTTACTCTCCTGTCTGATGAGCAAAGAAAACTCATAACGGATTTTGGAGGTAAGGACATTAAAGACTTATTCACTAAGATCTTTACGTATGATGAATCTATTGATACAACCCCTTTAGATCTTATTAAAGGAAAATATCCTATAAAACGGACAAAGAGTTGCACCAGACGGATCTCATTCATTCCTGATAAAGAGTGTAAAACTCGTGTAATAGGGATACTCGACTACTGATCACAGTCAGTCCTTAGGCCCTTACACAACAGTATAACTGGAGTGCTTCGGGGTCTTAAGGCTGATATGACATTTCGCCAAGATCAACCAATCATTGGAAGACTAACAGATCACACACAAAATTTCTTTTGTGCAGACCTGAAAGCCGCCACCGACAGTTTTCCTATTGAACTTCAGGAAATTGTCCTTGGTGAGCTTATCGGTAAAGAGAAAGCGTCTATATGGTCTGAACTTATGG